TTATATTTTATACATTATATCACAAACATCACAGTTTTTCAAGTACCGCAGCCAAGAAAAATAACATTTTTCATAAAAAACATTACAAAAAAAGATCGCCCTTTGCAGTTGTGCAAAAGGCGAAGCGTGCTTGGCACAGTGTATAATGGAACTTACGTTGTAAAGTATCGTCAAGTGATCGTCGTATATATAAACAGAATTAACAAACAAGTCAATAATATCGCGCTGATATTGTTTGTCGTCGATGTCGCCGCCCTTGAACTTTTCGAGAAAATAAACAACTTGCAACTTGTCAAGCGTCGGCAGGCTGACTTTTTCTTTTGCAATATCTGTTTCGAGTGCCGCCTTGCGCTCCTCGAGCTCGAGCAAGCGGGCTTTTGTGGTATCAGTAACGATACCCGCCTCAATCGCCTTTACGATATTATTAAGTGCGGTGCAAGTATCTTTTAATTGCTGTTCGTAATAGTGTAGCATTGATTTGTCCGCCTGCTCCGCAGCCTGCAAAGCAACAACCTTGTCCGCAATAAAGTCAATAACGCTGTCTGTCAAGATATGCTCGGCAGTTATCCGCACGATTTCACGCTCGAGCCAATCCTTGCCGACGTTGCGCTTTTTGCATTTCGTATGCTTAAATATCTTGTCGTGGCATGCGTAGTAATAGAACTTATTGCCACTTTTGCCAGTGCCAGAGGTGCCGCGCATTGTGCCTTTACAATGTCCGCAGAACGCTTTGCCGGTAAGCAGAAACTCAACCTCGCTACTGATACCGCGACGACGTGGTTTTCTGCCGCCCGCGCTGCGCCGTGCCTGCACGCGCTCGAACAAGTCGTCGTCAATGATCCTCGGCATACCGCCGGGCGTGACAACATCGCCGTATCGGTATTCGCCTATATAAGCACGATTTTGCAAAATGCGCGAAACCGCGTATTGTGTAAAATCTTTATTGCGCTTTGTTTTGATTCCCTCGGCTCGCAGATCACGCCAAATGTCCGCGACTTTTCTGCCGCTATCGTATTCGGTAAATATGCGCTTGACGATAGCAGCCTCGCCCGGCTCTATCTTATAATGTCTATCATCACCGACGATATAACCGAGGCTTTGCCCTGCGCCGTTTGCCTTGCATTGCAGCGCGTTTTCTTTTAGCCCGCGCCGCACGTTTTCGGCAAGGTTTGCGCTGTAATACTCCGCAAGCCCCTCGAGCACGCTTTCGAGGATAATGCCCTCGGGCGTATCGGGTATATGCTCCATGCACGATACGACGCGCACGCCTGACATTTTTAGAATCGCGCGATTTTGTGCCATTTCTGCGCGGTTGCGTCCGAAACGGTCGATTTTCCAAACAAGCACGACCGAAACGCCGCCGCGCTTGCAGTCGCGGAGCATCTGCTGGAAACCTGCGCGCTTGTCGTTTCGCCCGGTTTGCTTGCTGTCGGTGTATATGCCTAATACGCGCATATCATTTCGGTGCGCGTATTCTTTGCACTCGCGGATCTGTCCCTCGATACTCGCCTCGGTTTGCTGCGGTCCTGGGGAATAGCGGGCATATATATAGCAATTAGTATGTGTTGACATTAAAAATCACCTTATGGCTTGTTAAAAGCCTTTACATGTATATTACAGCCGTAGTTATAATCGCCGCCGCCCGTGACGCTGGAAACAGTAACCGACATCGGATTGTTGCCGAAACATTGCACCATTTCAGCAGCAATGTTGTCTTTTAGATACCCGAGCTGTTTGCCGTCCTCGGTAAAAACCGCGACAGCGTTAGGATATTCGCTTGACGGTGTATGCTTGAGCACGAGGCTTTGACCGACTTTAAGATTCTTAATATAAAGCTGTCTGTCGCTGCCGTCGTCGTTCTTATAGGTCACACCAGCGATTTTTGTGTGAAAATTCTTGACCGCGTTGTCGTCGCTTGTATCGACCGATATTGTTTTTGGAGTGTTTGAGCCGTTCATTTTCTTAACAGCGTCGACAATATCAATGATCCAGCCGACAACAAAACAACCTACTGTAAAAAGCCACAGCACGCCGAGTCCCGCTTGTCCTTTTCTAAAACGCGCATAACCCGTCCAGCCAAAAAAGATAGTAATAATTAGATTTGCCATTTTCAACGCTCCTTTATGTTATGTTTTTTTGCCGCATAGCAGGCTTAACAGCCCGCTTGCGGTTTTTTTGTTGTGTATTTTATGCGTTCTCTTGCTTTTGAATTTCTTGCTTATTCAATTCAGATAACATTTCAGCGCGACCGATTATATTGTCCTGCTGCTCCTCAGTCAATTCATCGAAAAGCTCCACAATGCGAGTTTGCCGCCTTGTCATTTTATTATCGTCAACTATCGGCGTTACATTCTGGCGATCATTGTAGAACTCCTCGAGAGCCTCTTTTGCAAAAATGGACGCAGGAACGTCGAGCGCCTCGCAGATTTTCAGGAATATTTGAACATCAGCCCGCGAGCTGTCGCGGTTGATTATATTGTTCAACGTTTGAGGTTTTATTCCCGCCTTATCCGCAACCTCTTTTTGTGTTAGTTTTTTATACTCGATAATATCAGCTATCATTTTATCCAAAAAGGAATCGCTAAAAAAACCTATTCCTTTCATCATCTCCATAGCTTTATCATCGAAGATTCCCGGAAACAGGTTCATTGCTTTGACTACTCGTGTAAATCTGAGTGTAACCTGGTTTTTGACAAGCAATTTATAGTGTGTACAATACTCTTTGCCATACTTCTCTGGGACGATAAGGAAAATTGCAAAGAACGCACTTGCAGCGTCGCTCGGCATCAATCGAGGCACGCTTGACAACAAGCTCGAGGGTTCATCAAAATTCACGATTGCCGAAATGTTTTTCATTCAGCAGAAATATTTCCCCGACGTATCGGAGCAGGAATTGTTTAAACGCGAGGAAAAAGCGTAAAAGGAGGGCGGAGCATGGACAAAGCAGATTTTATCAAGGTTTATTTAGCGCCGCTTATGTGGGCGCTGGATCCTGACATCGAGGAAATAAGGCTGATCGACAGACCCAGTGCGCACCAAATAATCACAATCAAGTACCAAAATAGCGTAGCTCGCGAATCTATCGACATTACCAACAAAACAAACGAAGAAATAGCATTTGACGGAGTTATGCTATGTTTAAACCACTTGGATAATAAAAGGAGGAATCCGCCACTTGGACAAGCCTAATAATTCCCGCACAGTTACGGTCAAGATAACAAGACGCGAGCTTGTCGACCTCTTGGTCGCGTGCACCGCTTGCAGCGAGAACGTGAACGATCCCGCGAACAAGTGGAACAAGCTGCACGACAAGTTGCGTGAACAATTAGCACTGTTTGACCTTAAAAACTAAATTGAAACGGAGTGATTTCAAATGAATAAAAAAGAGTACATCGAAAAGCATCTGAAAATGCTTGTGCTTGCAACCGACTTTAACATAGTTGACGTCAAGTACGTCGACAAGGCTTTCGGGCAGAATGAGCAAGTCAAAATCTGCTATGAAAACGGGTACACAGCGTTTGTTAACGTCACCGGCAACAGCAACGTTGCAACCGCGCAGGCGGTGTTTAACTACATTGCAGCACATTAGCGAAAGGAGGCGGGCACATGTCTGCATTGATATCTACCAGCGCAGCAGGCATAAAGCCCGCTGACCTGCCGAGCCACATATCAGACGGCGCAGCGCGCATCACATTGCGCGCAATGCAAAGATATTTTGAGGACCCAGCCGTTAAGGATGATTATAAAAAATGGCTGAAAAGCAGAAAGGCGAAAGGAGTAAAGGAATGAAAGTTATTAAACGCAGCTGCGACTTGCCGATCGCAGTATTGCATGCTCACCCCGACAACCCACGCAAGGACGTCGGCGACGTGACAGAGCTTGCCGAAAGCATTAAGCAAAACGGCATTTTTCAAAATCTAACCGTAGTCAAAGGCGGCAAAGGATCGCCAAACGCGGACGGCTACACCGTCATTATAGGACACAGGCGGCTCACAGCAGCCGCACGAGCAGGCTTGACAAAGGTGCCTTGCATGGTTGTCGATATGGACGACAAAGAGCAGCTGTCAACGATGCTGCTTGAAAATATGCAGCGCAATGACTTGACAATATGGGAACAGGCGCAAGGATTTCAAATGATGCTTGACCTCGGCGAAACCGAGGACGACATCTGCAAGAAAACAGGCTTTGCAAAGCAGACTGTACGCCACCGCCTCAAGCTGCTGGAGCTCGACCCCGTGGAATTTAAGAAAGCGCAGCAGCGGCAGCCAACGCTAAACGATTATATAGCACTTGAAAAGATTGAGAATATAAACGAGCGCAACAAGGTGCTCAAAGATATCGGGACAAATAATTTTCAATGGAGCTTAAACAACGCCATACGCAAGCAGGAAAACAAGCATAATACTGAGGCGTGGAACAAATTTATAAAGTCCCTGGATATCCCGGAGATATCAGACAGCGAAACAAACGGACGGCTTTCTCTCAACGATGTCAATTACTACATCACCGCAAAGCTCGAGACACATACAAAGAAAGCAATAAAGGATCTTATTGAGAAAAACCCCGGCTGTTCTTATAGTATATCTAAATGGGGCAACTTTAACTTGTATGGTGACGAAAAAGAAGAAAAGCAGCAAGCAAAACCGCAGTGGAAAATCGACGCAGAAAAGCGAGAGGCTCGCGTCGCCAAAGTCAAAGAGATCGAGCAGCAAGCGAGAGAGCTGCGCGACAAGTTTGTCAAAGGCTACGTCGGAACAAGCAAAGACATTAAATATCTTGTTTGTCAAATGCTCTCGATCGGCAACATCGAGCTCGACTCCGACGCTGAATTGATTGCCGAGTACCTCGGCATCAAGCTCGAAGATCCGGACATCTACGATATACCCGATCTGATCGAGGACAAGCGCTATCTCGAAATACTCGGTAAACAGACGCAACGAGTTTTGCTCGCGCAAATAGCCGCCGATTGTCAGCACTGCAATTTTCACGATTTTTACGGATATTATGAGAAAAACGAGTATCTCGACGGCTTTTACAAAATAATCTCAAATCTTGGCTATGGCATCAGCGAGCAAGAGCGCAAGCTCATAAACGGTACGCACGAATGTTTTGAGCCGCGAGAGGATACGGAGGTAGAACAATGAACAGCGTGTTTTATTTCGACATAGACGACGAGCTCTTTGTAAGCATCAAAGATAACTTTAATCGGGGTATTAACGATATCCTCACGGGCATGCAAGAAAAGAATGTCTACGAGGGGAACTTAACGCTATCGGTAAATATATCGCTCTTGCCAACGGCTGTAACAGATGTTAACGGCGATGAAAAACAAATCATAGTCCCAGTAATTAACCACAAGGCAGTTACAAAAATGTCGGTCAAATCTAAAGTCGACGGCAAGATAGCGGGCTTTGACGGGCGAGATTATTTTGCCATTAAGAAATTCAAAGGCAAGTTTGTAGCGATACGAACGCCTCGCGATGCGTCGCAGCTAACGCTCGAGGATCAGCGTATTCTTGCAGGCCTTGACGCGGAAACAGATTGATACTTTTCAAGGAGAATTACAAATGAAAACTACACACGTTTTAAAACTTAACACCAATTTCGCCGAGCCGATATTGTCAGGGCGCAAAACATTTGAAATCCGCATAAATGACCGTGGCTTTCAGACAGGCGACATCATTATGTTTCAAGCTGTCGATGATTTCGGCAAATATGTGCCTCACGAAATAAACAACATATCGTTTGAAATAACATACGTGCTCAACGGCTGGGGACTTGAAAGCGATTTTGTCGTTTTGTCAATCAAAAGGGCAAGGAAAAGACGGAGGTGCATAAAATGAGCTATGAAAAACTAAAGCCTTGTCCGTTTTGTGGTGGCCCTGCGCGTTTCAATCAAGCAATCGAGGGAATGAAAGATAATAAATACACATGGCGCAAGTGGGTTTACTGTACTAACTGCTATGCAGCGACAAATAAATCAACAAACAGGGCGGAAGTTGTAAGGGCCTGGAATAAAAGAGCGGGCGCGACAATACCGTGCACGACTATATTTTCAAACGGCATGGAGTACAAATGGTTTGTAGAGCACAATTGCGAAAGATGCACAAGGTTTAGAAAAGGCAAATGCAAAATATTCAATGCATGTGAGCAAGCAAGGTTTGACAAGTCAAAATTCCCTTATGAATATCTACTTGATTACGAAAGCGGACTTGCAGGAAAAGAGTGCAGGCTTTTTACAAATATGCCGGCAGAAAGAAAACGCAAAGAACATCAGATACAAGGACAATGTACATTTGATACGGACGGTGAAAGCAATGGTAATTGACGGCAAGTACTTCAGCGATAGCGAGGCGGCTGCATATATACACGAGCTGGAAAGTGAACGCGACAAAAGGCAGCCCGCGCAGTGGGACTTTGTCCACTATGACCCCGATTATTATTTATGGTGTGGCACGTGTACCGCCTGCGGCAAAACGCACGAGTGCAGCGAAAATATTTTGAAACTTGATTTTTGCCCACACTGCGGAGCTCCAACCATAGGCGAAAAGCCACTCGGACCTGTAATGATATGAAAAAGCGAAAGAGGGTTATAAAAATAAAGACGCAACAGCTCTTGCCGCTCTTGCTGATTGTCATTAACTTACTCGCGGCAGCGGTATATTTTGTACATAAGGACATAAAAAAAGGTGTTTACTGGCTTGCCGCTGCCGTGCTCAACATCACCGTCACATTTTAGGAGTGCAACACATGGAGAATAAAATAACATGCAGGGACTGCAAGCGCCGCGCGGGCTGCCTTGAATTTAGCAGGCTTTACCCGTGCAAAGACTTTGCAAGGAGGACAAGCAATTTTGAAAAACAAAGCACTAAAGCATTACCACATAAACAAGCAGATCCTCGACGCCGCGGCTGATACTATCAATATAATGTGCATTGTGCTGCTTACAGCGCACAAACTATACCCAAAAATCATGTACCCGAAAGCAGTGTGCAGATTCGTGCAAGACCGTGCGGACTATTGCCAAATATCCGACAGCTACGAAAAAGATGATGTATTTGATTTTAAAATGCAGCGGGCTTGCGATGAACTCGGTATCAGCACAAACGATTGCTCACTTATAGTAAAACGTCACATGCACCCGATAAACAAATCTATATATGATGTATTCGTAAACAATGTCAAGCTGCTTTTCGTTCAGCTTGCCCGCGAACACGGTATCGGTAAAGAACGGCGCACACAGATTGTCAATGCACTGCTGTCAGATCTCGCAGAAACCGACAAACCGCTCGAGCGCGTGCAGGCGATGGGCGCACAAATTGAGGTCGGCACCATATCACAAATTGACTGCACAAAATACAGAAAAAAGCCTGACAGGATAACGCTTGCAGATATCAAGCAAGCAGACGAGGGGCGCAGATGGCTCAAAGCGTATCAAGATCACGTTTTAAAGGAGAGTGAAAACAATGGATAAGAAATCAGAGGACGCCGCAACTGTAATTATGATTGCATGGCTTGTTGCATTTTACTTATCAATTTGTATTGACACACCTTTTGCGTGGATCTTATTTGCAATGTTTACAATGAACGAGGCACTAATCGTGTTTACTGATTATCTTACAGAAAAACGAAAGGAGGCGGGCAGGCATGACAGCAGATCAGGCAAAGCAGGCTTTTCAGGACATGGTCCCGGTGGTATATCGCAACCACAACAGCGGCACGATTGTCAAGTACGAGCGCATCGCCGAAATGATTTACTATCATAAAAACGGGCGCCTGCGGTGCTCGGTTGCATTGACAGACTCAAATAGTCCCTGGTACGTCCGCACATCTACGCGAAACATAGCACTTTATGACAAAAACAAGCCCTTGACCGAGGACAACTATTTTAAAACGAAAAGGAGTAATTGAAAATGAATGAAAACAAAACATTGACATTCGAACCAGGCGCGCACATTTGGTATAACGACATTGAGTTTGTGTTGCTGGATATCACCGCCGAGGGCGACTATTTTGCAGTAAGCGCAAACATAACGGCGGTTGCCGCTTTTAATAGCAAACCCAACGAACGCCCGAACAACTGGGAGCATTCGAGCCTGCGCGAACATCTTAACAGCACGTATCTTGAAAAACATTTTAAAAAAGGACATCTTGTTAAGACTGTAACAGACATGGTTACAGATTACGGCGACAGAACATACGGAACGTGTGAGGATTACATCACGCTGTTGACTTGCGACCAGCGACGCAAGTATTTTGGCATTGCTCCGCTTTATGATAGCTGGACATGGACTCCGACACCGTGGTATATACCGACTTCGCCCTTCGCTGGCGACGCTAACGTCGTAAGGCTTGTCAATACGTCGGGAGCGTGGAACATCAGCTACGCGCTCTACGCTGTCGGCGTCGCCCCGGCTTGCGTGTTTAATCATAAAATCTTGACTCCGCGCCGTCAGGCGCAAAGCGAACAAATCGTGCTTGAAGAAATTGCAGACGAATAAGTCTTATATAATAGTATGTTATTGATAATTGATTTTTGACAATAAAAAACGCTTTTAAATGCCTGCCAAGCGCAGGTATTTAAGGGCTTGTAATGTATCTTAACTTTGCGGACATCGCAAGATGTAAAATAAACCACGAAACCCAATGGGGAAAAAAGGGATCATAAGGGAAAAAGGGGAACGCCCCTTTGTCCCTTATCCAATCCCTCACCAAGTAGAGATAAATAAACAAACGGAGGTAAACAATGCGTGTTTTGTACAGAGAGCAGCGACACGACTGCAAGCGATATCTTGATGTCGACATTTTCCCGGTTTACCGACAGAGCACAAAGGGCAAGCGCAAGCGAAAAGCAAAGCCAACATCTGAAACACAGGCACGATACAACCATCAATGCAGAGTACGAAAGCTCGAGCGACTTGTCATGACGAACTTTGAGCCGGGCGAGGCTCTTTTTTTTAATCCGTCGTATTGTGATGCCTGCTTACCAGCTGACGACGACGCCGCAAAACGTTCTTTGCAGAATTTTTTAAAACGAATTAAACGCTACCGTAAGCGCAAGGGCTTGCCGGAGCTGAAATATATAGCAACGACCGAAAAGGGCACGCGATCGGGCCGATATCATCATCATCTTATCATCAACTGCGCGGACATGCCTATATCAGATCTTGAAAATCTTTGGGGCAAAGGTTTTTCTTTTTCGTCGCTCGTTATATTCGACGAAGAGGGCACAAACGGACTTGCGACATATTTCTGCAAGAAGAAAAAACCGACGACCACAGAGCAAGAACTCGAGGACGCTGTCGGCAATTCGTGGAGCGCGTCTCGCAATATCAAAGCGCCGAAAGAAACAAAGCGCGACGGGCGCATTTCAAAAGCCGAGGCTTGCGAGCTCTACCGCCTCGGCAATGATGCAGCGACAGAGTTTGAAAAGCTCTATCCCGATTACATACTTTCGAGCGCAAAAACGATATACAACGACATCAACGGCGGGTACTATATCGCCGCACGACTGCGACGAAAACCGCCAAGAACGAGGAGGGCGAAAAGTGATTGATTTTTTCAAGGAAAGCGAAAAACTTTTGACGGAGCTGCCGATGATGCGCCGCGCGGTCGATAATCTGACTGCACGTAAAATCGAGCTTGCTAAAATGGCAAAGGAAAAACCGGCAGAAAGCAAGCGAAAAAACGCCGCGCTTGATACAAACGAAAAAATCTATCTTGAGCACTGCATGACAGGGCGTCAGATTGGATTTACAAAAGCGACGATCGCAGGCATCGAAAGCGCACTGGAGCAGCTCGGCAGCGAGGACCGCGCCATTCTGAAATATTGGTATGTCGATCACAAGTCGAAAGAACAGATCCTCGAAGATATGCACATCGAGAGTTTGTCAACGCTTTACGCCCTGCGAAACAAGGCTGTCAAGCGATTTACAATGCTCTATTTTGGCGCAAATTTGTAAACTATGCACAAGAAAGCGTATTGATGCACGGCTCTTGTTGCTGTTTTTGTTGTGCAAACTGTACAAAATCAGCCGAAAAAAATGCGTATAGAAAACAAATCACGCGTGCGTTATTATAATCTTGGATAATAGCACGCGCGCGTTAGTGTGTGTGTTACTGGGTAGCAGCATACATCACGCGATATGCGTATGTGAGGGGCGGGGCGCAAGTATGCAAGATTTTGCGAAAAGCTTTTATCTGTCGAAAGAATGGCGCGCGGTACGCGACAATGTATTTAAGCGCGACTGTGGCTTGTGTGTTCGCTGCGGTGCTCCCGGCGAGATCGTGCACCACAAGATACATCTTACGCCGCACAACATAAACAATCCAGCCGTAACGCTTAACCCTGACAACCTCGAAACGTTGTGCAGGGATTGTCACGCAGCCGAGCACGCACCACAACCGGCGACAGCCGAGGGGCTTGCGTTCGATAGCAACGGCGACTTAATCGAGGTACATAAATCATGAACGAATATGCAGTGCGTATCTACACAATAGACGGCAACACAATCGACAAGAACATTGTTGCGCCGTCAATGGTTGCAGACTTTGACAAGCAGCTTTGCCAGGCCATCGAGAGCGGCGGCGCAATGCTTGACACGACCGAGGGCACAAAGTTTATTATCAACACGGCAGCGATCGCAGCGATAGAGATTGCGCCAGCTGAAAAGCATTGATACTCCCCCCGGTCAAAAAAACAAACGATGAAAAATATGAACCGCGTATAAGTCCTTTTTAGGACTCCACGGGCGCATATAGACCCCCCTACCTTACCGCGAAAAGAGGCGAAAAATGCGTGAATGAAGATATATTAAAAATAAGAAAGCGAGAGCTAAACAAATTTAAAAAAATCTTTGAAAATATCCCGAAAGATAAGCAGAAAATCACTGAAAGTCTTATCGAACGCGCATTTTTTATGCGTGAGAAAATGGTCGATATGGAGAAGCGCATCGACGCCGACGGTGTAATCGTCACAATGCCGCAAGGCGAATACGAGATCGAGCGAGCGCACCCGCTTATTTCGCAGTACAACACAATGGTTAAGAATTACTCGGCAATCATCAAGCAGCTATGCGAGTCAATGCCGACCACCGACGCCGACCGCGTGGGCGATAAGCTGCTTGCATTTGCAACTAAAAAACCGATAAGGACCTCAAAGCAGGCTTGAACTACATACGCGAGTATGTCCGGCTTATACGCAGCGGCAAAATCAGAACGTCGGCGCGTGTGCGTAAGGTTTATACAAGGCTGCTGAAAGAAATCGACAAGCCTAAAAAAAACAGCAAGTATTATTTTGACGAAGAAGAGGGCGAACGCCCGATCGTATTCATCGAAACATTCTGCAAACAAGCGCAAGGCAACCTCGGCGCTGACTTAGAGCTTGAGCTTTTCCAAAAAGCTTTTATTCAGGCGCTTTTTGGATTTCTAAATAAGAAAACCCACTTGCGCCGTTTTCGCGAGGCAATGTTTCTTGTCGGTCGAAAGAACGGCAAGACAACGCTTATGGCAGCGATCGCACTTTATCTGCTTGTCGCAGATTGCGAGGGCGCTGCCGAAATCTACAGCGTCGCGACAAAGAAAGACCAGGCACGCAAGGCACTCACCGAGGCTGTAAACATGGTCAAGCAGTCTCCGGAGCTGCGCGCTGTCTTGAAAAAACGGCGTAACGACATATATTTCGAGGCTACAGCGTCAAAATTCGAGGCGCTGGCATCTGACAGCAACACGCTTGACGGCTTGAACTCACACGGCGTTATTATCGACGAGCTGCACGCAATTCGCGACCGTAACTTGTATGAGGTAATGAAACAGTCTACATCGAGCAGGCGTCAGCCGCTTATTATCATGATAACGACAGCCGGTACGGTCCGCGAGTGCATATTCGACGACATGTACGAATACGCTTGCAAGGTTGCCGACGGCGTTGAGCAAGACGACACTTTCCTTGCGATCCTCTACGAGCTGGACGCGCGCGAGGAGTTTAAGGACCCGAAATGCTGGATCAAAGCAAACCCGGGGCTCGGAGTTATCAAGCAGACTGAAACGCTCAAATCTTTTGTCGACAGAGCGCTCAAAAATCCGGCAGACCTGCCGGGCGTGCTTTGCAAGGACTTTAACGTGCGCGAAAACGGTAGCTCGGCATGGCTGTCGTTTGAGGCTATCAACAACCCTGCGACATTCGAGCTCGAGGACGTTTACAACACGTATGCAATTGGCGGCTGCGACTTGTCCGCGACAACCGACCTGACTTGCGCAACGCTGCTGATACGCAAACCTAACGACAAGACAGTATATGTCTTGCAGCAATACTTTTTGCCCGAAAAACGGCTTGAGGAGCTGGGCGACGTCAAGCAGCGCAGCGGCGGTCACAGCAACGACGAGGCGCCGTATAAGATATGGCGAGATCGCGGCTTGCTTACAGTCTGCAAGGGTGCACGCGTGAATTACAGCGACGTGACTGCGTGGTTCTGCGAAATGCGCGACCGCTACAAAATAGACTGCTGGAAATGCGGATATGACCGCGCGCTTGCAGGTTACTGGGTCGACGAAATGACCGCAAATGGCTTTATCATGGACAAGGTCGTGCAAGGTACATTCACGTTCTCACAGCCGATGCGCGAAATGGGCGCAGCGTTCGAGGATAAAATCGTAAATTATAACAATAACCCCGTGCTCAAGTGGTGCTTATCGAACACTGCAAAAGTCGAAAAGGGTTTATCAAACATTATGCCGGGCAAGATCAGCGACAAACGGCGCATTGACGGCATGGTATCTCTATTAAACGCTTGGGTCGTGTATGTTCGCGGCTATGAAGATTACATGTATAACGTCGGGTAGGTGACACAATGAAAGAAAAACGAGGGCTTTTTGAAATGATTTTCGGAAAGAAAAAGCCCGATGATATAAACGCGACAGATGCCTTTAAACTGCTTAATACGTGGCAGAGTCAGTTCATACCGTTTTCTGGCAACGCCTGGGACGTCAGCACGGTACGCGCCGCGATACACTCGTTTGCCCGCCGTGCTGCAAAAATACAGCCGCGACACATCAGACGCGCAGACGGTAAAATCTCGGACGCGCCGAGCGGGCTTAACAACTTGTTGCAATTTAGGCCCAACCCACTTTCGACCGCATACAAGTTTTACTATCGAATAGCGGCGCAGTACAAGCTCTATAACAATGCGTTTATATATCCGGTATGGGGAAAAACAGGCAAGCTCGAGGCGCTTTATAATATCAACGCCAACACAATAAACCTTGTCGAATACAACGGGGAATTGTTTTGCAATTTCCGATTTATGAACGGCAATCAATACACATTTCCATACACCGACTTTATACACATCGGCTCGATGTATGCCGACAATGACATTTTCGGCGATAGTAATAAAGCCATATTGCCGGTGCTCGACACCGCAGACAAGCTCGAACAGTCTATGGCTAAATCAGCGGAGCTTGTCGCAGTCGTCCGAGGCATATTGAAGTATTCGGCGGTCGCAAAAAATGAAGATTTGAACAAGCGCCGAGACGAATTTATAAAAGATAATTTGCGAATGGAGCATAACGGCGCCGGCGTAATTGTTACGGACAATAAGTATGAATACACGCCCATCAACGACAAGCAAACGCCGATACCGCAAGGTCAGCTTGCACACGTCAAGTCGGAAATATACGACTATTTCGGCACGAACGAGGATATTGTGCAGAACAAAGCAACTCTCGAGCAAGAGGACTGTTTTTATGAGGGCGAAATCAAGCCGTTTATGATTCAGTTGCAGCAGGCGTTTACTAACTGCATATTTAGCGACCGGGAGCGCGGCTGTGGAAACGAAATCGTCGCCGAGGGCGACAAGTTGCAGTTTGCTAAAATGTCTGACAAGCTGTCAGCTGTCAAGCATCTGTCCGATATGGGCGCGATTACGCTTGACCAGGCGCTTGTTACACTTGGCTTTCCTGCTATTGGCGGCGAGGAGGGCAGCCGTCGCGTGCAGACGCTCAATATGATTAACGCTACACGTGCCGACGAGTACCAGCTCGGCGACGAAAAACAAGATAAAAATGCAGATCCCAAAGAGGAGGACGACAACAATGTTTAAACCAGAAACGCGCGAATATCGTAGTTTTACAAGTTTTCAAGCGATAGAGAATAAATCAGACAATCCCGCCTACCACGTTCACGGGCGCGCAGTCGTATTCGAGCAGCCCACCTGCTTACTTACATTTGAGGGGATCAAGTATTATGAGGTAATCGACAGAAATGCTTTTGCGTTCTGTGATATGTCCGACGTTATTATGAACTACAACCACGGAGGAAAACCGGTTGCGCGGTTGCGAAATAAAACACTCGCGCTCAACATAACACACGACGGAGTCGACGTCGATGCATACCTCGCAGGAACACACGAGGGGCGCAACCTTTACGAAGAAATCAACGGCGGATATATTGATAAAATGTCATGGGCGTTTATTGTTGACGAAAACGGCGGCGACACATACGATCCCGAAACACACACCCGCCGCATATTGAGAGTCAAAAAGCTTTACGACGTCGCTGCGGTGGACTTTCCCGCATACGAGCAGACGTCATTGTCGGCGCGTAGGTCCTACATGGAGGAGCACATCAAGGACTTTGCACGATTGGAGAGCGAGCAGCGCCGCAAAAAGCTAATTATAATGTCATTGTGCTAACTAACAGAAAGGAAAATGAACCATGAACAAGATCATCAAAAGAATGAATGAAATCAACGCAAGAAAGGCCGAAATCCGCGGTCTTATCGAGGACGGCAAGGACATCAACATGGACGATATCGAAAAGGAACTGCGTGCACTCAACGACGAGTACAAGGCGCTTGAGGAGCGCAAGCAGCTGCTTGACGACATCAACGAGGGGAAAGTGCAGACAAACCCGATCGAGCAGCCGAGTGACGACAACGACGGCGGCGACGGCGAAAGCAGAAAAAGCATTATTGAAACCGCTGAATACCGCAGCGCGTGGCTCAAAAATATAAGAGGCATTGAGCTTAACAAGGCAGAAAAAAGAACGATAACAACCGCGGCGAACTCCGGCGGCGCGCTTATACCCACAACAACTGTCAACAAGATCGTCGAAAAAGTGCATCAGCATTGCCCTATACTTGACGAAATCGATCTGTACAAGGTGCCTGGCGGCGTCAAGATACCTGCCGAGGGCACAACAAACGATGCTGCGATACATACAGAGGGTGCAGCAATTACAGGCGCAGCAGATACACTCAACTATGTATCGCTGGCATCATACGAGATCACTAAACTTGTGACAATCTCAAAGTCGGTTGAAAAAATGTCAATCGACGCATTCGAGAATTGGCTCGCGAACAAGATCGGGCGAAATATAGCAAACAAGATCGGCGCACTTATTTTCAATGGTACTGGCTCAAACCAGCCGGAGGGCATCAACTCTATAACGTGGAACGCAACTAATTCGGTAACAGTCGCAAAGACTGCGGCAATGACCGAGGCTAATGTAATTGCAGTTGTAGCGCTGCTTAACGGCGGTTACGATGCAAACGCAAAGTGGTATATGAGTAAAACTACGTTCTACACTGATTTCCACCCGCTGATGAACACAGGCAAAAACAATATTATCACACAAGAAAACGGAAAATATCGCGTGCTCGGTTATCCTGTAGAGCTCGAAGAGGACATCACACTGCACGAGGCTCTACTCGGCGACGTATACCTCGGATACGCGGGCAATATGCCGGAGGAAATCAACGTAACATCACAGTTTGTTACGAGGGAAAACGCTTACGATTTCCTCGGCGCAGCAATGTTCGACGGCAAGGTGCAGGCAACAGAGGCATTCGTTAAGATCGTTAAGGCTACATCATAAGCAAGGAGGGCGCCGCAATGGCTGAAATATCGCAAAACTATATATTTGCAGGTCGCTCGGCGCTCCGCATTTCACACAGCAAGCACGACTGCGAAATCAACGACTTGATTGCTGCCGCGCGTGACGACCTCCGCACGCTCGGCGGCATCAAGGCGGAAAAGGTAAACGACGAAAGCGACCCGCTTATCAAGCGCGCTGTTATGACTTATCTTAAAGCCAATTTCGGACTCGACAACCCCGACTCGCAGAAATACGAGGCAAGCTACGAGGCTATGAAAAAGCATTTGATGTTGTCGAGCGATTACAAGGAATCCGAAAGCGAGTGATTTTATGTACTGGCGCGATATAGGCTATCTTTGCAAAGCAGATAAGCATCTCGACGCTATGAGGCGCGCAACAAATGCAAGTTTTGAGCGTCGCGAGGTTTTATGCAACAACAAAGGAGTAAAGCGCAATGAATTTTATCAAGCGGCAGTCGCGGGCGTCAAGCCTGAACTTTGCATCGAGATCAAGGCGGACGAGTACCAGCGCGAGGCATATTTTGAGTACGACGGTATAATGTACAGCATTTTGCGCACATATCCAGTAAAAAACGAAAACCTCGAACTGATACTCACCACCATGACAAAAGACAATGTCTAAAAAAGCCGAGATAACATTTGTCGATACATCGGCGGAGGTCAAAAAAACAATGGCAGGGCTTGCAAAAAGCGCATTGCGCGCAAGTGCAAAGGTTATCCGAAAGCACGTGCGCGACGACGTACCGACCAGAACTAAGCACATAAAGAATCATGTTGCATCATGGGTTTTTGTGGACCGTGACACAGGACAACCGAAACTGCAAGTCGGTTTTTATGGCTGGCAGCGCGTCAAGAAACGCGGCAAGCAGCCGTCGCACTCGTCGCCGTGGTGGATTGAACGCGGCACAAAACCGCACGCTATACTCACCACCGACGGCATTATGTACGACAAGAGCACGGGCACAAGTTACGGCAATGCAGTCAATCACCCAGGACAACAGGCGACGAACGTTTTGCGAAATGCTGTTTATAACAACATTTCCGAAATTAAAGCAGCTCAAGAGGAATACTTGAAACTGCTTAATGAAGAAATTAAAAACATCACAGGCAAAACACTTGACGGAGAGGCGGAGGACGACGATTAAATGATTGACACTAAAACGCTTTACAGCACGATTGTCGAGGCTTTTAACGCCGTTTTGCCTACATATTTCGAGGACGCCGACATGCCGAGCGACGCGCTCTATTGTGTTTTTAACAGTCCGGTGCATACTGACATTGCAGACAGGCAAGCCGACAATGTGTTTTTTTACGTCGACATATACGGCGACGATCGTATGCCATACAACAACGAGAGATTGCAGCAGGCTTGTGACGCCTTGCGAAATACGCTTGACGGCACGATTATTTCCGCCGAGGGACATTTCGGCGGGCACTTGAATTTTGAAAAAAATTTGAGCCTACAAGAAACCGACTACGACATAAACCACCGCCGGCAAGAATGGACGGCGCGCGTGTTTTATAACTAATGAAGGAGGATTGTACAATGTCTATTGTTACAAACCTGACTAAACAGGAGATTGAAAAAATACAAATCGACGAGGGCGTTTGCATTGTCGATTACGGCGAAACAACAGAAAGACCGCTGCTGCCCTGCCGCGGAGGCGGAGAGTTTAATGCGACCGCAACGATCCGCAACATTGAGTTTGACGGGCGCAACGGTCCGACGGCAGGTATGCAGGCAATCGACGAGCAGAACGCGACACTAAAAGTCACAATCATCAACATGTCGCAGCAAAACTTAATGCTTGCGATGCCATTCTGCCGCATGTACGACGCACAGGGCAACGCAATCGAGACAAGCCCCTCGGCAGCACCGGCTACGCTTAAAAACCCGAAAATGGGAATCGTACCAACAGCGGCCTATTTTAAAAACCTTACCATGTTCGCAAAGCTTATCGATGGTACATATAAGAAAATAACCATCTTCAAGCCGATGCACGAGGGCGGAATCACCGCAAAAGCAACGCAGAAAGCCGAGGGTGAGCTTGCTTTCGAGTTTAACGCACACTATGGAACGGACGAGCTCGACGGCGACTTGTGGCAAATCGACGAAATCGACAGCTTTACACTGCGCCAGGTTCAGCAGTCAGCAGGCAACGGCGCGACCTAAAGTTAGAATCAAACAATCCGATATAATCTTATAATCTCGAGGAGGAAAACACAATGTTAACAATCAAATGCATGTCCATTTTATGCAAAATCACAAGCAAGCTTGATATGACGCCCGTAATTGACGTACTGAAAAGCGCAGATATTTTCGAGGCGGCAACAAATAAAAAGGACGCGCTCGCGCAGTTGACACCCGACAAAGCAGGCGAACTCGCTATGCAGGCATTGAGTGCGATACTGCCGCAGCTTGACATTGTCGGAGAATTTCTGCCGGAGCTGATAGCCGCATACAAGAAAATAACTATCGACGAGGCATGCGAGCTTGATGCGCTGGAGGTTATCGACGAGATCGTGCACGATAGGGGCATTATATCTTTTTTCAAGCGTGCTCTACCGGGGAAAGTAGAGCAGACACTTACAGACTCCTCCACAAGTATTATGACTGGGGCTTAATATCAGATTTGCCGCTTGACGCGCTGGCGTACTTGCTGCCCGCCGCCCTGCAATGGGAACGGGACGAGCTGAAAGCCCAGGCGGAAAAGCGGCTGTTTCCTTTATGGCTTGCGGAACGCTGCATGCATGAGCTTGCAGGCGGCGACCGCAAAAACTTTATAGCGTATGACGAATATGTCAAAAAGGTGCTGGGAGGTGAAGATCGCACAGAGTTGCGCACCAGAGCAGCGCCGCCACCGCCAAAAAGAACGGCGGACGAAATCATAAAAGACTACATGCCAATGATCGAGGCGGACAGGAGGCGCAATTTTGGCTAATATCTTTTCGCTGTTTGGCACGATCTTTATTGACAACAAAGAGGCAGACAAAAAGATTGACGAAACCACCAAAAAAGGAGAAAGCGCCGGCTCTAAAATCGGCAAGGCTTTCGGGTCAATCGGAAAAGCAGCTGTCGCAGTAGGCACGGCAACAGTCGCCGCCGCTGGAACAGTCGGCGCAGCGACATACAAGATGGCATCGAGCACATCACAGCATGCTGACGAAATCGACAAAATGTCACAAAAACTTGGTATGTCAAAAAAGGCATATCAAGAGTGGGACTATGTGCTATCGCAAGCAGGCGTTGATATAACGTCAATGTCTACCGGCTTAAAGACCATGACTAATAAGCTGGACGAGGCAAAGAACGGCTCTAAGAGCGCGCAGGAAATGTTTACAAAGCTCGGTATTTCTGCCGAGGATATGAAAAAAATGTCTCGCGAGGAGATATTCGACGCGGTTATCAAGGGCATGCAAGGCATGGAGGACAGCACCGAGCGCGCAGCACTTGCAAATAAGCTTTTCGGAAGATCCGGCATAGAGCTTTCGGCGCTTTTCAATACCACGGCAAAAGATACCGAGGAACTGAAAAAGCGCGCGCATGAACTCGGCATGGTGATGTCGGACGATGCGGTAAAGGGTGGCGTCGCTCTTGTTGACACAATGGACACCGCCAAGCGTTCCATCGGCGGGTTCAAAAACTCGGTCGGCACTGCCGCAATACCGATCATACAAAAGCTTGCTGATATGCTTATAAAAGGCGTGCCCAAAGCGCAAGCGCTTTTTGCAAAGTTTACACCAGTGGTAACAGTCTTATTTGACAAGGCGTTACCGCCACTTTTTCAGCTTATTACGGTAATATTGCCCGTGTTATTCAGCATAATACAGCAGCTCTTACCGCCGCTGTCAGACGTAATACAAGCAATACTGCCCGTACTCATAACGCTTATACAGCAGCTTGTACCTCCATTTTTGCAAATCGTGCAGACGATAATGCCGTTGATAATACAACTTATCAACAACATCATGCCGCTTGTCAATCAGATCATTAACGGGGTTTTACCGCCGCTCATTCAGCTTATACAGACAATTTTACCCCCGATAACAAAAATCGTTGAGGCAATATTGCCCGTAATCATCAAGCTGCTTAATACGGTTGTACCAATACTCGCCGATTTGATAAGCAAGCTATTGCCGGTGCTGGTGGATCTATTTAGTCAGATTTTACCGCCAATAATAGAAATTATTGAGGCAATATTGCCGGTGCTCATTGATCTACTTGATAAAATAATGCCATTCGTTAAGCAAATTATCGAGGCGATCCTGCCGGTAATAATCGATCTTATCAACGCGTTGATACCACTTGTGACCGATATTATCAAGGCTATACTGCCGGTGCTTATAAGTCTGCTTGACGCGATAATGCCACTTGTACAGCCCATATTTGACTTGCTTGTAAAGCTGCTTGATCCGCTGACAAAGCTGCTTAATTCGATATTGCCACCGATAATAAATGTTTTAAAAACATTTATAAACTACGTTTTGCCGCCGCTGCAAGCAGCGTTTAAAGCGGTCGCCGATGTGATAAGCGGCGTATTTAAAGGCGCGTTTGAAAGTATAGCAGGCATTTTTGACAAAGTCAAAGGCATTTTCAGTGGTATTATCGATTTCATATCGGGCGTTTTTACGGGCAATTGGAAAAAGGCCTGGAACGGCGTAAAAGACATATTCAAGTCAATTTTTGATATGATCGCCGAAATCTTTAAGGCACCAATCAATTTTATCATTAGCGGCATAAACGTTTTTATAAGAGGTCTAAACAAAATCAAAATACCTAACTGGGTACCGGTTGTAGGCGGCAAAGGAATCAATATAAAAGAGATTCCAAAACTGCGCATCGGTCTTGATTATGTCCCATACGACGAATACCCCGCAATGCTGCACAAAGGCGAGCAGGTCCTCACAGCATCAGAGCGCGAGGAGTACCAACATCTAAAGCAACAGGCAAGAGAGGGCAGCAAATCGCAGCAACAGACTGTAAATGTTGAAGTATCTATCAACATTGACAGTTTCAACAATAATACAGACCAAGACGTTAAGGACCTCACCGACGAGATCATGCATGAAATCGAAGAGAAAATAAAAAGAAAGGGAGTTGTATTTGCATAATGCAAAAGCTATCGTATTTGTACTACAAGGGCGTCAACTCCCTTGATTTATCCTTGCTGATAAAATCAAAAGGCTCGTGGATTGCCGCCGAGCGCGACAAAACATACGTAAGCGTACCAGGTCGCAACGGAGATCTTATACAAGACAATGGCCGATATAAAAATGTGCCGATACCCTACACGATGACAGTGTTGCGAAACGGCGTGCGCAGCTTTGCAGAGCTTGTTGCCAAAATCAAAAATTGGCTTTCGGTCGGCACCGGCTACGGTGAATTGTGGGACAGCTACGACCCGCGGTATTTTAGATATGCCGCTATTGACGGCTACGTCAACATCACCGAGGAACTGCTCGAGCATATCGGCAGTTTTGCAGTAAATTTTAACTGCAAGCCGTACCGATATTCGTTCGACGGGCAAAACATTATTTCCGTACCTGCCGCAGGCATGACGCTCTACAACCCCGAAGTGCTTGCAGCAAAGCCATATATTAAGATATACGGCAACGGCAGCATTTCGCTGTCAGTAAATAGCTCAACGATTACAATTGCAGACGTTGACGGGTATGTCGAGCTCGACAGCGAAACGATGAACGCATACAAGGGCATAAATTTGCTTAATAACAAAATGACTGGCTCGGCATTTCCCGAGCTCGTGCCCGGCGATAATACGATTGCATTTACAGGTACCGTAACAGGTGCCGAAATCGTGCCGAGGTGGTGTACAATATGATACCGATTTTATATTCCAAAACAGACAACGACTACACAAAAAACGGCGTCGGTTTTCTGACTGACACAATCAGCTGCGACGTCACAGAAGAACGCAACGGCGCGTTCGAGTGTGTGCTCACTTACCCGATAACTGGACAGCACTACGCTGACATCACCGAGGGCGCCGTGATAAAAGCAAAACCAAACGACACATCAAACCCGCAGCTATTTCGCATATACAGCCATAGTAAGCCGATAAACGGCATTGTAACTTTCGCAGCGGAGCATATATCATACGACCTAAACGGAATACCACTTGCAAGTCTATCGTTGCGGAGCACAACAGCACAAAGCGCAATTGCTGCTGCAATATCAGCGGGCGCGTTCGATAGTGGCTACACGGCGACAAGTGACATTACAACGATTAACAGTATTGACATCAAGACGCCGCGCTCGATACGAGCTGCGCTTGGTGGGCAGGAGGGCAGCGTTCTTGACGTATGGGGCGGCGAGTTTGAATTTGACAACAAACAAATCAAGCTGCACGCTCACCGTGGCAGTGACACAGGCGTTTCGATAGTCTACGGCAAAAACTTAACAGACGTGCGCCAGGAGCGCAATATAACCGAAACGTATACGCACATAATGCCGTATGCGACATACACCGAAGAAACCGAGGAGGGCGACGAAACAACGCAAACCGACATCGTCGTCACGCTCACAGAAAAGGTCCTCGCGATTTCGGGAGCCGAAAATGTGGGACATCAGAAAGCGCTTGTTATCAATCTGTCGGAAATGTTCGCCGACGACGAAACGATAACAGAAACTGCACTACGCGCGAAAGCGAACCAGTACATTAGCGCGCACCCAGCGCTCGGCACACCCAGAATAAGCATAGCAGCGTCATTTGTTGCACTTTGGCAAACCGAGGAATACAAAGACATTGCGCCGCTTGAACGAGTCAGACTTTGCGACATCGTCACGATCAGATTTGACAAGCTGGGCATCAGCGCGAAAGCAAAAGTCGTCAAAACAGTATACGACGCACTTGCAGAACGGTATAAAAGCGTAGAGCTCGGCGAGGCTCGCAGTAATTTCGCAGACACCGTGCTTGCGCAGAATGGAGCAATAACAGAGCTATCAAAAGCTGTCCGCAAAGGCTTTTCAATTGCCACTCAGCAAATGCAAAAAGCTATTGCAGACGCGACGGCGGCAATCACAGGTAATTCAGGCGGCTACGTCGTGTTATATCCCGAGGAGCACCCGCAAGAAATACTGATACTTGATGCGCCGACACTTGAAGAGGCGGTGCATGTATGGCGCTGGAACTCGTCGGGACTTGGCTATTCGTCAACCGGATATAACGGCACTTATGGGCTTGCAATGACGATGAACGGCGCAATTGTTGCCGACTACATCACAGCGGGCAACCTCAACGGCGCGCTCATAACAGCGGGCACGGTATCGTCAAACGCGATATCGGCAGGATTTAAGAACGAAATTGCAACGAGTATCAATGCGGCGAAAGAAACAGTCGAGCAGGAATTTAAAGTCGCTGACGAGACGCTAATGTCACGCATAGCAACGTCAACGAGCAAGTACAATACAGCCGGGGAAACGATTGATTTTTACGGCTACGGTGAGCCTAAGATTCCTGCATCTTCCTCCAACAATGGTAGGAAGTATCTCGATCAAGAGACAGGATATATCTATACCTCTAACGGTTCGTCGTGGACAAAATCAAGCTCTCCATTGAATCTGATAACAACAAACCTGCAATCTCAGATCACGCAGAATGCTAACAGTATCAGCTTGAAAGTCGCTAAGGGCGATGTTGTTTCTGAGATAAACCAATCTTCCGATATTATCAGTTTGACGGCAGGCAGGCTTATTATTACCTCTGGCAATTTCAAACTTGACTCTTTGGGTTCAGTCACAGCAACAAACGTAAATCTTAGCGGCAGCATAAAGACTGAGCGTTCCGACGGTTATTACACCCACATTCACGACGGTATTATAGAAATGTTTTTGAGTAATAAGCGTATAGCATATATGATGCCAGTCGGCAGTGATTTAACGCAGTTTGCAATACTCGGCTCAGGCAACTATGACGGTATCGCTATTGGTGCAGCATTTAATGATAGCATAGAAACCTATTATCGTTGCAATATTCAAAATGCTGCTTCATCCGAGGGTTGCAGGCATCATTTTATAGGCTCAGTCAAATTCGATGATACGGTCAATTTCGATGATACGACCAAATTTTCCGGAAAAGCAACTTTTGACGCAGGCATAAGGTCTAATGCCAACATCGACTTTAAAAACGGATATGGAATATCTCTTGGTGGAGACATCGCATTTAGGTGGGCGACCAAAGCGGAACAAGGAGTCGAACGAGACGCTCTGTGGGTAGGTATGCAGAACTACAATACAGCCATTACAGGTGCCAGAGTCTATATCTACGGCGACCCGAGAATAATAGGCGAATTAAGATTTTTAGACACAAGTTCAAACAACTACTATACAGCCATGTGGCACGACAGTCTCAATGCTGCTTTTAACGTAGGTAGCAATAGTCAGAAACTGTTCTTAAAGGGTTCTGCCATATATGCTAACAATTCACCGATAGCAACATCATCAGATGAGAGAGTGAAAAGAAACATAGCAGACCTTGACGATAGGTATTTAAAGCTTATAAAGAACATTAACCCTGTATCTTTTAAGTACATTGAAGACCTATCCAACAGCAACAGAACGCATACTGGCTTTATAGCGCAAGGCGTACTTACTGCTATGAACGATGCAGGTATTAGTTCAGAAGAATTTGCTGCTTTTGTTGACCTAAAAGGCAACGGAAGTGAATACGCTTTGCGATATGAGGAGTTTATCCCGCTTGTGTTAGCATACGTTAAGGACCTTGATGGACGGATCGGAATACTTGAATCAAAGGAGCGTTTTTATAATGGATAAAACATTTTCAAACGGCGAATTAAATATGATCGCCTTAAAGCTGGAGCAGACAGCAGCGGACAAAATCAGCCTGCCACCAAAGATCGCATATAAGATCGTGAAAAACGGCATAGCAATCAAGCAGGCTTTGCAGCCGTACCAGCTAACGCGAGACGAAATCATCAAAAAAATAACCGGCGGCGCAAGCAAAGTCACATACAGCGAGGACCCCGACAAATACAACGAGGTTGTCGCCGCAATCAGTGACATTGACCGCGAGATCGTAACTGTCAAAATCGACACCATACCGCTTGAAAGCCTGCCCGATGGCAACATGCCACTTGCGTTTATCGACGCAATCAATTTTATGATCGAGGAGTGATAAAATGCAAACAACCGCACAGATCAAGCTTGATGTTGCAAGCAGCATGTCGCCGCCGACTGTATATGCAAAGCAGCTCGACAAATCGACAAGATACGTCAAGGCGACGATCTTGCAAAATGGGGTCCCCTACACCATACCCGAGGGCGCAACCGCGCGCATACGCATACTCAAACCCGACGGGACCGTGGTATATAACACCGCTACCGTATCAAACAATGCAGTAACCGCAGAGCTTACCTCACAAACGCTCGCAGTAGGCGGAATTGCAACTGCCGAAATGGGACTGTATAAAGACGATCAGATATTATCGACATTTGTTTTCTATGTCCGCATCGAGCGCAGTGCCATATCAGACGAGGCTATCGAAAGCACCGACGAATTTACAGTGCTCGAGCAGGCTATAAGGGACGCGGGAACGGCGACAACATCAGCAACCAGCGCCGCAAGCGCTGCGAATACCGCAGCAAGTAACGCGAACGCTGCGAAAACCGCAGCGGACAGCGCCGCAAGCGCTGCGAATACCGCAGCAAGTAACGCGAACGCTGCGAAAACCGCAGCAGACAACGCCGCAAGTGCAGCAAATTCAGCAGCAGGCGTCGCAAACAACGCCGCATCAAGCGCAAACTCGGCAGCGGGAACGGCGAACGCAGCGGCGCAAGCCGCCAACGATGCAATATCGGCGATCTACCACGACAAAAACTTTCTGCTGACGGTAAACCCCGACGACAGTTTGACATTAACATATAACGACGAGGAGGAGTAAACAATGGCAACACACAACATTGATTTGTTTACAGAAACAACGTGTAAGCAGATCGCAACAGCGTGCGCACAGATTGCCGTCAACACAGGCGGCTACAAGCTGACAAACTATGCAGACGCGCAAGCGATTGTCCGCATGGGCTATGCGCCGCGGTATTTCCACATTGGCGATCAGATTGTTGTTGAAAAAGAAACATCAATGAACGCAACAGTCGGAAATTCGGAGGGAGAAACCCCGGGCATCACAGCCGCAAGCGTGGACCCCGACGCATTTATCGCAGCAGTGCACACAGTACACGGCGGCGACTATGAGTTTACATTCAACGGCGCAGAGTGGCATTACAACGGTGCACCTGTAAACCTTGCAGACTATGGCATATCCGTCACAGGTACCGCGGTACACGGTGACGAGGTTATCGTGCACGAAACGGCCGCAAAGCTGTATTTTGATGTCATTGACATCGACAAGGACACTCCGTCAGATCCACAATTCACGCACTCGCTTACCTTACAGCTACACGACGTTTACATCGACTTGCAGTATTGTGCAAGACAGGCGGCGTTTGCATTCGCAGAAGGACTTGCAGCAGGTACATATAAATTCACAGTCGGCGCGCACCCGTGGGTAGCAGGAGATGTCAATAAGGTGCTGACATTTACTCTTGCAAATGATATTGCAGCAGGCGGACAGCTTGTTTTCAACGGCTCATACAACGCAACGCTCGTCGGCACCACGATAACAGCGTTTGCATCAACCACAAGCACAACAGCAGCCGAGACCGTCACAATGATTGAGGGCAACACAGGCACAGACCTCGGCACGATACTGCGCTCTAAGACTGACGCAATCAACAGCATCGACCGCGCTTTGCTTGGCTCCAACAATTGGCTTGAAAGCGCAATGCGTCAGTACCTCAACAGCGACAAGGCAGCCGGCAGCGTATGGACACCGCAAAGCGTATTCGACAGACCGCCAACATGGGCAGCCACAACAGCGGGTTTTCTGCACGGTATCGATCCCGATTTCGTTGCCGTGCTTGGCAATGTCAAAAAGAAAACGGGACTCAACACGATTTCAGACGGCGGCGGAACAGCCACACACGACGAAAAAGTATTCCTGCTTTCACGTAGCGAGGTATTTATGGGCGATGAATATGCAGGCGGAGAGGACACACCGTATGCGTATTACAAGAATTATTCCGACAATCAGAGCGCAAGCACGGGCGCGGACAAGAACCGCATCAAGTACCGCGCAGGCGCAGCGAAATATTGGTGGCTGCGTTCGCCCTACGCTGGCACCGCTCACTACGTAAGGCTTGTCGGTACGTCGGGAGCTTGGGACTACATCCGCGCGACCATCGCTAATGGCGTCGCCCCGGCTTGTTGCATTGTTTGATCGTATAATCGCGCCGGTAGGCGCGTAATGTGGAGGAGTTTAAAATGTCTGTTGTAAAGTCTAAACGCGGCGAGGGCAAACTCGTTGTTATCACAAAGGCGCGGGAGCTTGCAGAATATACATTGCGCATTTGCGCGAATGAAAACAATTTCCCAAAACGTTATAGGTGGTGCTTGACAAATAAAATTGTCGACAGCGCAATGACGATACACAATAGTGCGAACATGGCAAACTCCGTTTACATATACGACGACAACGATTTTGCGTTACGCAAGCGCTATCAAACAATAGCGCTTGCAGAAACTTACGCGCTGCTCGGTATGATAGATATTGCTTTTAAAGTGTACGGACTCAAGGCCGACCGCGTGGAATACTGGACGCGATTGTGTATGGACGTACAGGCGCTTTTGCGCAACTGGCGCAAGGCAGATAAAGACAATTACGAGAAATCAAAACAGCAGTAAAAAGGGGTTGTTTGTTGTTAAAATGCGCGCAATTGGTGGCTGCGTTCGCCCAACGCTGGCAACGCTAACAACGTAAGGCTTGTCAATACGTCGGGAGCATGGAACAACAACAACGCGACCAACGCTAACGGCGTCGCCCCGGATTGTGTATAAAGCTCGCTTAAAGTAGGCATAACGCCGAAATCAATGCACTTACACAAGGAACGAACAACCCGACCTATTCTAAGTGGTGAAACATAGCGTTGATGCGGCTTACTAAATAGTAATTGTCGCTATACACAACGGAACTGAAATAATTATGATGAAATCAATCAAAGAAACCGTGACGTCGTTTGAAAGCCTTTATAATGCGACGCAGAAATGCAAACGCAATATAATGTGGAAAGACAGCGCCGCGGGATTTGTCAAAAACGAACTTGTCAATTGTTGCATGCTCAAAGACGAATTGAGAAGCAACAAATACAAGATAGGCAAATATACAATCTTTACAATCACAGAGCCGAAACGGCGCACAATCATTAGCACAAAAATAAAAGACCGTGTTTTTCAACGGTCGCTTTGCGACAATTACCTATATCAATCAATAACAAAGCATTTTATTTATGATAATTGCGCGTGCCAGGCAGGCAAAGGGACAGACTTTGCGCGCAAACGGCTCAAATGCCACATGCAACGACATTTCCGCAAACACGGCTTGAGCGGATACGTCCTGCAATGTGACGTGCACGACTTTTTCGGCAGTACACCGCACGACATTGCATATGCAGCGGTTAAAGCACGCGCGCTTGATAAATGGGTGCAAGACGAGGTTAAGCGCATTATTGACAGCTACAATCAAGGACAGGACCCGGAAAGAGGCATGGGACTTGGTTCACAAATAACGCAGCTCGTCGAGCTTGCGGTCCTGGACAGCCTCGACCATTTTATCAAAGAGCAGCTGCACATAAAAGCATATGTAAGATACTCGGACGACTTTGTTTTGATCCACGAGGACAAACAGTATTTGCAATACTGCAAAGCGCAGATTGTTGCAAGGCTGCAATCGCTCGGGCTTGAAATCAGCGACCGAAAAACTAATATTTATAAATTTACGCAGGGCGTTCACTTTTTAGGATTCAGCTTTAGACCAACAGCCAGCGGCAAAATCGTTATGCGAGTTTTACCGAAAAAGATAAGTCGAGAGCGCCGGCACATGAAAAAGCTGATACAGCGATATAATGACGAGCACATGTCACGGCATGACGTCGAGGAATGTTTCGGATCATGGAAAGCGCACGCCACAAAAGGCAATAGCTACAAGCTTATCGGCAATATGAACAAATATGTATCAAATCTATGGAGGGATAGCGAATGTTTGAATTTATACCAGCATCAGAACAGCTTGTAAAAGAGCGCGCCGCAAATGCCGCGAATGAGGCGAAAAACACAAAGCTTTCGGCAGACCTGGACTTTGTCGCGATGATGTGCGGCGTAGACCTGGACGAGGGCGAAATATCCAGCGAGGAGGTTATCGAAAATGGCTAAACGAAAAGCAAAATCCGTCGAACATAGCAAAAAATACGAGACAATAAAGCACTATTATGACGCGGGTTTGTGGTGTGCCGCAAGGGTACGCGCAGTTGTCGCGCACGGCTGGATAACGCCTGACGAGTTCAAGGAGATAACCGGGCATGAGTATGAGGTGACAAAATGAGTGACCCCGTTGTTGTTGGAATGATAACAGCCGCTGCATCAATCATCTGTCAAGTTATCATTTCGTTGTCGGGGCGTTCAGCGGCACAAAGAGAACGTGCAGAGAGCCAAAAGGTAATCACGTACCGCCTTGAAGCAATCGAGAACGAAATGAAAAATTACAACGGACTTGCAGAGCGTACATATAAGCTTGAAGAACGCTATCAAGTGCTCAAAGAGGACGTTGACATTTTGAAAAAGGAGAGATAAACATGGAAGAACTTATAAGCTATTTGCTTGCGCCTGTCGGACAGGTGGCACTCATCATCGGGCTTGCACAGCTCGTTAAGAACATCGGGCTAAGCACTAAGTATATACCACTGTTCGATGTTATATGCGGTCTTGTAGGCGGTATACTGGTATACTGTATCGAGTTTGATTATTCGTTCATTCAGAGCATTATGATAGGTCTTGCGATCGGTCTGTCAGCGTGCGGACTGTTCAGCGGAATAAAAAACGTTATCGAAAAGAAAGGGTGGTAATCATGAGCGAGGAAATGAAAAAATCTATCTGCAAGTCAAGAGCTTACGGAGAGACAGCAGAAAAAACAGCAGAAATGCACGGCTGTACTGTTTCAGAGGTCAATGAGGTCTGGGACAGCATGAAAGAAACTATCATTGAATACAAAGAGTTTTTCAGCGAAATGGGGGTATAAACATGGCAAAGAGTGGAATTGATGTATCACAGTGGCAGGGGACTATAAACTGGTCGCAGGTAAAGGGAAAGGTGGACTTTGCCCTTATCCGTGCAGGATATGGTGACACACTTTCCTACCCGAAACAGGTAGACTGGCAGTATGAAGCAAACTATAAGGGCTGTAAAGCAAACGGCATTCCCGTGGGAGTGTATTTCTATTCCTATGCAACTACAACAGCACAGGCAGAGCGTGAAGCTGATAGCTGCATAGCTCTTTTAAAGGGCAAGCAGTTTGAGTATCCGGTATATTACGATGTGGAGGAATTTGATATCTTCCGATCCGGAAACACCAACGCCATTATTACAGCGTTTTGTGACAAGCTTGAAAAGGCTGGATATTTCGTTGGTATCTATATCTACCGCAGCGCACTTCAGACCTATGTGAGCAAGCAGATACGTGAAAGATACGCCGTTGCAGTTGCCGAATACGGTCCAAAATGCAATTACGACGGACCATACGGGATCTGGCAGAACACCTCTGACTGGTCTTGCAGCGGCATAAGCGGCAGAGTTGATCATGACTATTGCTATGTGGACTATCCTAAGATAATCAAGGAAGCTGGAAGGAACGGCTATACCAAAGCACCAACACCAGCTCCAGCTCCAAAGCCTGCACCAACACCAGCACCGAAGCCTGCGAAAAAGACTGTTGATGAGCTTGCACGAGAGGTTATAGCCGGCAAATGGAGCGCAGGCGAGTCACGCAGGAAGCTTCTTACAGCAGCAGGGTATGACTATAATGCGGTGCAGAATAAGGTAAACGAGATTCTTTACGGCACCAAGCCACAGCCGGCAAAAAAGTCCATCGACGAGATCGCCCGCGAGGTTATACGCGGAGACTGGGGCGTTGATCCCGAGCGCACAAGGCGATTGACAGCCGCAGGATATGACGCAAAGGTAGTGCAAGCCCGCGTTAACCAGCTTATTTAA